CTTTCTGTAGCTTAGCTACTTTCTCAGCAAAATATAACTCTTCAAAAGGAATCTCTTCTTTCTCACCAGTTAATCCTTGCTTTAACATTACCGCTGTATATTTAGCAGCTAAATCAGTCATACATAAATCCTCGTGAATTGCTACAGCTCCTGGAGTAATAGTTCTTTGTGATAGGGTAGTAGTACCGCTAGCACTTCTAGAACATCCGTCAGCCTGAAAAACAACGTCTGAAGATAAAATATTAATTGTAGTCGGTCCTTTAACACCGTCCTGAATGTTAGCGTAATTTGCTAACCTTCCTCCAGCAACAGACTTAATAATAAGGTCCATTGCGTTTTGTTCCGTATACGCTGGAAGCGCACTTACATCAAAACTCATAATTTTTAATTTTTAGTTTATTATATTTTTATTTTTTAAGATACTTATAATATCTTTTTTATTTTCTTTTTTCAGCGACTTGAACGCTGAGTTTCTTTTTACAACTGCATTATTAACAGGCTCTTCGATTAACTTCTCAGTTAATTCTAAAAGTTTAGCGAATGAATCTCTAAGAGTATTAATCTCTTTTTTAAGGTCTTTGTTTTCCTCTGACAAAGTAGCTTCCATAGAAAACACTCTTTCAGTAACAACTGACTCTATAATTTTTTTCGCTTCTCTTTCCTGAGCTTCAGTTAAAGGGGTAGACATCTCTTCCTCCTCTTCAGCTTCCTCTTCTATTACTGGCTCTTCCTCAGCTTCCTCAACAGCTACAATAACCCCAGCCTCAGTAGAAATAACTCTACCATCACTTAGTTTATGTTCACCATCTGGAGCTGGTAATAGCTCACCTTCTACCTCTACGACTACAGCAGCACCTATAGAAACATCTGGCTCTATTTGTGCTACAGTACCGTCTTCTAGTACTACGTCTTCAAACTTTTCTTTAGTTTCTTCAGTAGTCTCTTCAGAGGTTTCTTCAGTAAAATTTTCAGTAATTTCAGTAGTAACTTCAGATTCGTTTTCAACTTCTACACCTTCGCTTTTGAATATGCTTTTAATATCGTTGAATAATTCTTTAAGTTCACTCATAATGAAAAATTTTTATACATTATTATATATAACAAATAATTGATAGTATCACAATTTTATACTAACTATTTTTGTCTTTCTTTATATTTTTTTACTACTTCTCTTATTTTGTTTATTAGTGTAACTGGATATTTAACAGTCTTAGCCTGTCCAAACATACCCTCTACACTAAAACCTTTAAAGCTACCATCTTTAACCATAGCCCAAACCTCGTCATTTTCGACTCTCATACTTCCCCACCAGCTACCGTCTGGAGCGTCTTCGAATCCTTTAGGAGCTTTAATACCTCTCTTAGAATCTATTATTAAGGACTCTATTACATAAACACCTTTAGCCTGTAAATTATTATCGTGCATTAGATTTACGTTAGCATTAAGACCATTCTTAAAAAATTTGTTTACGATCTTCTCTATAGTATCTCTTCTAAAGACTACATAGTATTTTTCGTTTTCGTCATTTAGTCTAATTATAGGTAGGTCAGCTTTCATAAAGTAACCACTTACTATTCTCTTCTCTTCGTCTTCTATTTTAAATTCCTGTCTATATTTGTCTTTGGTTTTCATTTTATCAATAGCCCAATTAATACCGCTAGCACCTCCCCAAGCGTCCCACATAATACCTCCGCAGCCCTCACTATAAGGGACGTCTTTATTTTGTTGGTGTCTTTTAAAGCTAGCCATTCTACCTATTGTCTCCCAGCTTATTTTTTCTTTATTAGCTAATTGTCTAGCTCTAGTCCATCCTACTCTAGTACCGCAGTCTATGTTGTTTTCTTCTTTATATTTAATAGCTTTCTTTGCGTTATTAGATGCTGACTCTGGGTAGTCGTTAAAAGTCTCTTCAAACTGTATTTTTTTAAAAGCCATCCATTCAGACTCTATAGCTGGAGAGTCAACTAAAGCTATATAATCTACTCCAGACTCGTCTTCCTCGTCAATAACTAATTCTAATAGTTCTGTATTTTTCATATTATTTATTTTTTAATTTCCAAATGTACTTTGTCCCTCTATTACAGCTACGTTGTTTTGTGTGTTTGTTATATCGGTTTCAGTTACAAATACTCTTTGAGGTTCTTGTCCTATTAAAGTACTAGTGTTAGCTGGACCAATAGTAGGAGCGTCCTCTCCAGCGTTTCCTGTTGGTATTCCTGGTAGTGAAACACTAGGACTCGTCCCAGCACTACTACTCTGAAATTTTTGTTTTCTTATGTTGTTTACGTTAGCCAAACCAGCTGCAACTGCTAGACTAGCCATTATACCTGGAAAAGCTGGGAATAATGTTGTAACTGGATTAGCTGCAGCACTAGCAAAAGCAGCGTTAGCACTTTGATAAGTTTGTATTAAAGCCTGAGCTATTTGTAATTTTTTATTTCTTTCAAAAGCCTTTTTTCTTAAAATTTCGTTTGCCTGTTCTAAAGCTATTAACCTTTTTAACTCTTCTTTGTCGTTATTTTCCTCAGCTATCTTTTTTTGTTCGCTCAAATCTAACTCCTCAGCTGCAAAAGAATTATTTAATTTCATTAAAGCGTTTAAAGTGTCTGAAGCTGATTGTAATTTAGCATTTTCAACATCTTTAGCTCTTTGAACTTCCTCATCAGCGTACTTTTGCTGTATTTCGTTTATTCTGCTTTGTTGAGCTTCCTCTAGTATAGTTGTGTCATCACCGTATAGTTTAGCCTGTTCTATTAAATTAAAATATTTTTCTCTTACAGCGTTTATTTCTTTTTGTTCCTTACTTAGTTTAGTGTTTAAATATTCATTTTCTAAATTTTCTTTTGCTAATAAAAACTCGTTAAGTTCGTTTTCCTCTTCCTGTTGTTTTATTGTTCTTTGTTCCTTTTCTTTTTTTTGTCTTTTTTCTGTAAAGTCTTTAGTGATTTTATCTATAGCTAACTGAGTTTTAAACTCTGCTAATTCTTTTTGACTTTTTGTTAAATTACCTGTTTTTATTAAGTGATCTAATTTGAAATTTTCAATATCAATAAAGTCTTGTAAGCTCTCAGCGTTTGCTGTTTTTTGTGATACCAATAAATCAAAAGCAGCTTTTTTTTCTAATAAGTTTCTAGCTTTTAATTTTTCTAGTCTATCTAATTCTTTTGCATCTGCTTTTTGTTCTTCCTCTTCTATTTTTTGTTCTGTCTCTATAGTAGTCTGGAGCTTATTATCTAATAATTTTAATTCTAAAAGATTATTAGCCTCTATTCTACTTAATCTAGCTTCGTCTAATTGTTCTTTAATTAAAGCCGCCTTATCTTCATTGTCTTTATTTTTTTCAAGTAATAATTTTAATCTATTCTCTTCTATAGTAAAATTTTCGAGTTTTTGTCTTAGATTATTTGTCTCGATCTCTCTTAACTCTTCAGCGTTTGCTTTTCTTATTTTAGCGTTAATTATTTCTTTTTGCGTTGCTAAATCTATTTCATTATTTAAGTCTGTAATTTCGGCTTTATATTTTTTTAAGGTTTCTGTTAAGTCAGATAATTCCTTTTCTAATTCGTCTGAATTATCTAACCAGTCCATAGTCATAGAAACGACCTCACCTAAAACAGCGACTAGTAAACCTATACCAGTAGCAGCTATAGCACCTTTTAAAATTTTAAAACTCCTAGACGTACCTTTAACAGTAATACCTAGTAATTTCATAGCTGTATTTGCTAAATAAGTAGCAGCTGTATTCGCTTTAGTTATAATAGTATTAGCTACAGTACTATTATTAAGTAATTTCATCATTGACTGAGTACCCTCTATAGCACCTTTAAAAGCCATAGAAATACCTATAGCCTTTTCTATATTTGCCATAGTTTTTTCTATAGAGCCACCTCCCCCACCTAGTAAAACAAAAGCAGCTGAAACATCACCAACAGCACCTGCTACACTACCTAACTCACTAGCGACCTGTTCATTATCTAGAGCCTCCATAGATAGCTCAGTGTTTTTAATTTCTTTGCTAACACCTACTAACTCCTTTTTTAAATCTTTAAAAGCCTTTGACCCTAAAGGAACTTTCCTTAACTCTTCGTTTAGTCTTTCGGCTTCCTGTTCTAATTGACCTAAAGAAGTAGTAGCTCCTTTTGCGTTAATATCTAATTCTAAAGCTATTTTCTCAGCCATTTGTTTTAATTATTTGATGTTATTAAAAATTCGTTTCCATTCCATTGTATAGTAACATACTTATATTGTGAGCTTAAAGTATATACGTTATTTCCGTCTATTGTAGTACTTATAGAGCTAGCTGTTAAAGTAATTTGATGAGAGGAGCTAACCTTTTTAAAGGTCCAAGTTTTACCTATTACAATAGTACTAGCTAAAGGGAAAATTACATCTATATTTCCAGCTGTAGCATCACAAAAATAAATTTGTATGTTAGGGTCTGCTTTCTCATTTATAGTAATAGTCTTACTAGCTCCAGGTCCTGTAATAGTATTATTTACATAAGTAGTATTAGAACTGGTTACTGTTTGACCATTACTATTAATTAACTGTACATTACTTAATCCAGACTCTACTATGTTATTAGAGCCGCTTATCTGTATATTTCTAGTATTAGAAAATACTTTGTTATTGTCACCCATAACACTAATTCCTCTAGCGTTTGGACTTATGTAATTATTAGAACCTATTACCTTTTGATTTAAGTTACTTACAGCGTTATTATTTCTTAAATTACTTTGGCCTATAGAAAACTTTGGAACAGTGTCCCTAGAACCTATAGAGCCACCTCCCCCAAAACTAGACCTAGTAGTAGCGTTAAAAGTATTAGATAATTTTATCTTTAAAAATTCGCATTTAGTAATAGGGTTGCTAGGGTTATAATTCTCTATTTTATTTAATCTAAAATATTGATTTTCAAAATAGTATTGATCTTTAAAAGATAGTTGTTTAATGTCGCTAGGACTTAAATAAAAATAACCAGTTACTATCTTACTATTATTGTCTGTTATTTCCTGTAAAAATTTAGAATAGTATTTATTTACTAGCGTATTATTAGAGAAAGTAATAACTTTATCAAATACATTAGAATAATATATCTCATTACCTAAACCAAAGTCTAAGATATTGTTAGGAGTGTAAGGGTCATCGTACATACCAGCGTAAGGATAAGTAGAGTAGCTAGTAGTATTATCGTCAGCGTCTCTATGGATCCACTGTTGACCTGTGTCTTTCATACCTCCCCACTGTAAAATCCTTATATTACTTTCTATTTTTTGGACTCCGTTAGTGTCATCAAACTTAATTATAGTAGGGAGTACCCTATCACCCCAACTATGGCCTACTGAAGGAGTAGGGGAAAATATTACCTCTGTCTTATATTCATTAGTAACAAATTCATTTACTAGTCTAAAGTCATCTTGTCCGTAAACCTCTTCCCAAGTGTCAAAATATAATTTATTATAATAGTCCTTATCCTGTTTATAAGTGAATAAATATTCTTTAAAGTTTAAAGCTCCCATTGGCTTAGACTCTACCTCTCTAGAAATATCTAACTTATTAGACCAGTCTACTATATTATTA